AGGCAGTCATAGCTTTGCTGATTTCTGGATACTTAGAAGCCTGATATTGCGGATTAATAGCCAGAACCTCTTTCATAGTCTCAGCGCCGCCAGGCATCGCCAATGGACGACCTTCAAGTGGCGCGAATTGATAACTTGCAATGCCCTGCGCCATCGCTGTGCGGGCCACCGGGTCTATCATCTTCCCGGTGGCTACTGCAAACAGAGTCTCCACCTGTGCCGCTTGTTCGGCTGCCGTTTTGTATTTGAAGATGGGGTCGTTCTTAACGCCCTGAGCAATGGCGTAGCGAGTGTCCTCTGGTGAACCAAGCTGCGGAAGCCCAAGGGCGTGCCTTGCAAGAGGATTACCCATTGCGTTAGGCACAGGCGTGACTGCTGACGGAGTAGCTCCTGGCGCTGCTGACGGAGTGGCTCCTGGCGCTGCTGACGGAGTAGCTCCTGGCGCTCCAGCCGCATCACTCGTCGTTGGTGCTGCCGTTGCGTCTGTGCTTGTTGTGCTTGCCCCAGTCGATGGCGCTGATGGCGTGGCGCTCGTAGTCGCGGGGCTACCGTCAGGGTTAATTCCGAGAAATTTGAATAGCCTTTCAGTCTCGGTTGGGGCGTTCTCCCTCAACTTCTCAAGATCTGTTGCAGCTTGTCTGGCTGCGGCGCTGCGTTCATTCTCCGCTGCTATAGTAGCAGCGTTACGTGTATTCGCGCCGCCTTCGGTAGCAGCCGTTCGTGCCGCTTCAGCCGCGATGGTCTTATCGGTCTGCGTGCCCTGGAACGCCTGAGACTGCGCCTGCAACCCAGTCTGAAATTGCTGCTGCTGCCCCTGTAGCTTCGTCTCTCTAGTTGTAGCCAACGTATCAGCAAGCACCTGTGCCTGATTGGCAAGCTGCGCTTTCTGCAACTCCAATCCAGCAGTGCCGGCGAACGCGGCAATGCCGCTCCCCATCTGTGACAAACCGTTGAGCAAACTAATAGGCATCAGCTTGCTCCCATATGGCGTCGAACGTTGGCAACGTAGTTGGGGTCACCCCCACCATTGTAGCTTGCGAGCGCTGCATTGACTGCGGCCGGGTCGTTGAAGTTCGGATTGCCGGCACGAGCCTTGAGATAATCAGCAGCAAAATTGATGTTGACAGCCGGATCTTTTAGCGTCGCTGGATCAATCCCCTTCAGGCCGAACCCAGGCTGTGCAGCAGTGCTAGGCTTGATCTGATGAATGCCAATCTCCCCAGCGCTTCCAACTGCATTCGGATCGAAGTTGCTCTCCTGCTTGCCTTGCGCAATCAGCACGTCAACCGGTATCCCCGTGCGTTTCGAGGCCGCCTGATAGATTGGCAACAGGTCTTGCGGGACGCCCTTGACAGATGATGGCGCAGGAACATCGGTTGCTTCCGTGGCGCCAGGAGCGCCCGCTATCCCCTCGGCCGGGGGCGGGGCAACGGCTGGCGTTGAGTTCAGCAGCGGACGTGCCTGTGCCTGTTCGTCAGCCTCATCCTTCAGCCCAAGAGCACCGAAGGAGGAAAGGCCAGCCCCCAACCCATTAAGCAGACTCATGGAGCAGGCTCAGGGGGCGGAGGCGTGGCGGCAACATCCGGCAATGGCGTGGGCGTCGCAGCCAACGGATGGCGGGTGATGCCGGCTTTGAGATTGATCGCGGCCATTTTTTCAGGGTCTTGAAGAATTTGATGCACGCGCCCAGTAGCATGCTGGATCATGCCAGGCGTGATACCGAGCTTATGGAACATCTCGTTGGTGAATATCTTGGTCGCGTTGTCCAGTTCTGGCTCAGCGATCTTAGCGATGCCAGCGCGGTCGATGAAATCCAACCCGTGTAGCATCAGCACCATGCCAGCGGGGATTGCCGCCTTCATCGGCATGACGCCTTGGCTCTCGCGGCGCATGATAAGCACTATCGCCACAGCCCCACGCGCACAGTCTCCTATCGGATCTTGGCTGTTGTGAAGCTTTGCCACGAAGCTATTCGGGCCGTTCGCAAGCGCGACGTGGAGGCCAGCGACAAGCACCTTCATGTAGTCGGCTTTGACGTTCGGATCGACAATGTTCCCCTCGATCTTCTGCTCGGTGGCTGCCAGCAGTGGATTGCGAAGTGTGCTTGATGACTGATCCGGTTGCGCGTCACCGGCATCTGGTTGCGCGTCACTAGGCTGGGCATTGATTAGGCCACTCATGCTGCCCTTCCTGTCACCGGCTGTGATGCGCTGTTAATCAATCCTTGCTGCCCAGGCACAAGCGCGGGCGTTCCAGTCACAGGCGCAGAACTAGCAACCGCCTTGGGCGCCGTGATATTTGCAACCTGCTGCTTGGTCAGCGACGCCGCAGCATTGTTCGCCGCTGCCTGCGCCTGGAGTGCGCTAACCTGTGCCGGCGTTAGCGTGGAAGTCGCGCCACTCAGTAACGAGCCACCAGCTTGCAGCGCACCGAAGGCCAGTGTGGGGTGCTTTTCAACGAAGTTCATGACGCCACTGAGCGCGCCAGAGGAACCATCCGCAGCCTTGGATACCGACGTATCGAACGGAACGTCAGTTGCGTCCGTTGATGACGCTGCGGTCGTGGCAGGCCCAGTCGGTTGCGGCACAGGGTTCGCAGCCGTCGCTGGATTAGTCGCCGTGGTTGGCGTGCCACTCGCCGCCGCTGTCGTTGTATCTGTGCCAGTCGTGCCAGGCGCCACTACGTCAGCCGGATTAGCGGACTCCGATGTGGTGGATAGCAGGTTAATATCACCGCCAGTAGGCGCAGAACCCAGCCCGCTGTTGAGCAAGCCACCAGCCGGGTTCGCCGCAGCTTCGGCAGCATCCATGGTCGCTGGAACATCGCCAGGCACCTGACTGGCCAGATCCCCCACAATATCCGGCGCCGCACCACTCGCCGCAGACGCTGCTATGCTGGCAGCCGGGTTCGCTGCGGCTTCGGCGGCGTCCATGGTGGTGACCGCCTCACCAGCCGTAGCGCCGCCTGTGATCGCCGCAGAGCCCACCCCGAGAGCGCTGGTTGCCAGGGCGCCGACGCCACCCACGAGGCCGAGCCCCAGCCCGATCATGCTCAGCGTCTTGTTCTTCGTCACGGCGCCCACGGCACCCACGACCGCTCCCACAACCGCGACCGATTCCAGGACGGTGGTGACGCTGATGGCGGCAGCGGCGCCTACGGCTACGACTAGGCCCACGGGCGGTCCTCCAAATCCATGCCGTAGAGCATCCCTTCGGGGTGAAAGCCTAGCCGCTCATACAGCGAGCCAAGCCGGGGGCCGTCCCCACGAATGCCGGTGCGAGCAACCACGCGCGGAATACCCTTCGCGCGCAATAACTCAATCGCCTTGCTCTGCAACCGCCGCCCCAATCCAGGGCAGTCCGGAGATGCGTAAGGCAACAGGTTCTGCGCCATCAGACGATCGCGGTGATCGGCGTCGGGGCTGATGAGGGAAATTACGTAACCGAACATGCGTCCGTTCACTCTGGCCGTCGTGATCTGCATCACGCCGGCTGCATCCAACTGGCGCCCGAGCGGAATGTTCTTCAACATCGCACCGTCTGCGTCTTGGTCAGTCTGGGCGAGATGATGCCGAAACAGATGCTGCGCATCTCTAAGCCACCGCTCAAACGGCTCTTCCTGAAACACGAACCCGTCCATCGACGGTCGCGTGCCATATTGGCGCGTCAGTTGCGCCAGTGTCGCCTGCTTCGCCGCCCGCTCCAGCTTCCGGATCTGCGGTAGGTAGGCGCGGCAATAACGGACCTGGGCGGCGAGATTGCCCGAGATGCGCTGGCCGTTCCACGAGGCCCACCAGTCGTGGTCGTGTGGATACGGCAGGCAATGCTCGAACAAACCAGCGCATGTGGCTTCATCGACCAGGTCGGAGAACTCCACCCGCATCACGCCGAGAATGCGCCTCTCGACCTGATCTAGCTTCCGATCGGTTGCGCGCAACACCTTGTCCATCGCCGCCATATCAGTCGCCGGCAGAACGCGCATTACGCTATCCAGCACATCCTCGACCTGGCGGCGCACCGTCACGATCTTGGCGTCAGGAGGCAGGAGGCGCCAGAACGGCGCAGCAGCAGTTTCAACGGTGCCAATGTCTGGCTGCGTGAACCACGACCGCACGTCCTCTAACGACCGGCAATGCTGAAGCTCGTCATGGCCGCAATGCCACGAGCCATAGGAGAGAAAGCGGGAAAGCCAGTAGGTTCTACTGCGAGGCAGAGCCAGGACGATGAAAGCCATCAGCCCGTGCCCTCGCGATTGATGCCACCGAACAGACCGGTAATAGCATTCCCTAAATCAGTATTGGTGCCAGGGGCTTGGTTCGGATTGACGGCACCTGGATTACCAGGGTTAGCCACGGGAGCCGGGGGCGGTCCACCGCCAGGATCGGAGAACGTCAACAGGCTCTTCGCCTGCTGATTGCCCGCAATGCTATTCAGAGCCGATAGCCCATCCTGAAGCTGCTTGACCCCGTTGTTCAGCGCCGTCGTCTGCTGCGCCGTGGACAGGTTTGGATTAGTCATGATCGAAGACAGGTTGGTCAGCGCCTGATTGTAGAGCGTCGCCGCGCCCTGGCTCGTCTGGAGCAGCGTCTTGTTGTCGTTGGTCAGTTGCTGGATCTGGGTGTTGATCGCGCCGTTCGCTTGGATGTTCTGGAGGCTGCCCGCGTTTTGCAGGTTCTGAACCGCTATCGCATTAGCGTTGTTCAGCGACGCTACAATCTGCGCCGATTGAGTCTGCTGCTGCGCGACCGACAGCGACGTATCCGACTGAATGCGCGCAATAGCCTCGTTGCTGGTGTTGTTGACCGCCGCAAGGGCCGCCGTCGCCTGTGCGGCGCGGTCCTGCACGGTTAGCTGGGTATTAGCCGACAACTGGCCCAGGTAGGTCTGGAGGCCCGTCTGCTGCGCCTGGATCGCCAGCGTGGTCGCGTCCTGCTTGTCCTGATTAGACAAGCTGGTGTTGGCCTGAATGTTGGCGATAATCTGCGAGGTGGCCGACGCCTTGTCCTGCACCGACAGGCTGGTGTTTGCCTGAAGTTGGGCAATCGCCTGTGACGAAGCATTGTTGACCGTGGCGAGGTCGGACGCCGACGCGATCTGTGCATTGGTGATTGAGGCGGTGTTCTGCGCCGCTGTGGTGTTTGTGGCAGCCGTTGCGTATGTCTGTGCGTCCGCTGCCGCGATTGGTTCCGCTGCGCTATAGAGCGCCGATTGATCCGCTGTGATGCCCTGACTCGAATTGATCAGCCCGCGCTGGTTCATCAAGTTGCGCGCGTTCGCCTCGGCCTGCTCCATGAGCGGCGAGCCTTTGGCGATGATATTGCTGATCTGGCCAGAGACCGTCTGATTCGGCTGGACAGTGAACGGGTTCGCGATAGCCGTTGGCGGGTTGGTCTGAGCCGTAGGTGTCGGTGGCGTTGTGAGGGGCGGAGTAGTAGGCGCCGCAGCCCCTGGAGCGGTCGTGGCGGGAGGAGTTGGAGCGGTATTGATCAGCCCAGGCGTGGGAGGCGGTGGCGTCCCAGGAACAGCCGGAGACCCCGCCCCCGGCATAGGCGGGATCGGTGGAGTTGTCGGCGCGTTAACGCCAGGGGCGATCGAGCCTGACATTTAGGCGATCGTCGCCGTCTGCGCCGGCCAGACCGGAGTGCCACCATGTGCCATGATTGCCGCCTGATTGTTCATAGCCGATATGAGAGCCGCCACCGCCTGAAGGAACGCAACGAACTCGGCAATAGTGAAGGTGTGCGGGGTGCCGGTGATATCTGGGTAAGCCTGAGTCGTACCGCCGCTGGGGAAGGTTCCGATTTGCGAGGCATAAAGGCCGATCTGATAAATCTGCCCAGCGCTTGTCTCGTCCAGGGCATAGGTTCCGTTGAGCGCGGGAGTGCCCGTGGACGTGAGCGCGAGACCGTTCGCAAGCTTTGTGTCGAGTTCCTGATCGGCGGTGGGCAACGGAGCCGGATCTGCCGTATTGCCCTGTGCCACCCAACTGAGATATGCCATATAATCGACGTTGCGCGGATCGGCGGGGATGAATGCCAAGTCTATTTCGCGGACGATCGTGGTTTCGGATGTCAGTTGGTATGCTTTTGCCATGTTGCTATAGGTCCGAAGATGCAGTTATCGTGGTATTTATGGAGAACCCGGTCGTAGCAACAGCAGTTGCCGTAATATAAACACTACTTATAGTACTTCCCCCCGAAACCCCGCTCAAGTTTGTGTTAGTAACATTTATTAGAACTAAAGTCGGAGTTACACGCATCGCTGTCAATAAGGAGTTACTTACTGCAACACTAGTTCCCGCCGGCACATTTCCATTAAAAATAATCTGAATAACCTGAAAAAACCGCAAACACTCGATTGTCTGAAGAGCATAATCCAGCTTTTCAAAGGATGAGGCTGATGGAGCTATCTCTAGCTGCATTGCCCAAAATGAGAAGATACCAGTTTGAACGCCAATACCACCAGCTTCGGTATTAAAACTAGCCCCAGACGAAAGCCAAAAATTAAACTCCAAAAAATCTGTCTGAGGTGTAGTCCCGAATGTCTTACCAGACACACTCGTTATCGCAAATGTCTTGCTATAGCGGGTCCATGTAGTAGACAATGTGACAGTCTGAGCGGTGCCCACTACAACCGTAGATGGGCTCCCACCAGTTCCAAAAGATTGCTGCCAATTAAGTCCTATCGTTGGCGCACCTGAAGTAGCTTTTGCCCAAAAACTAACAGTCACAGTCTTACCACTCGTCCGTTTCACGCCTTCCATTCGCTGGTTGATTTCATCAAAATCACCCGCACCTGAACCGCCCGTAACGGTATAAACAAGTGCGCGTTGAGCGGCTTCGTCGCCAATCGCGGTACGGTCAGCATCACTGAGTGATGCAACACTGACAGATCCAGTGCCACCACCAGTGCCGCGCCCCATCGACCACCGATCAGAGGTGTACCCTGTTGTCGTGAACGGCCCAAAACCACGTTGCGCAACAAGAAACTCAGGGTTGTGCAAAAGGTTGCGGCCTATGTTGTTATACGCCAGCGCCTCGGCCGCTATTGCCCGCGTTGTCTCGGCCGTGATCGCCGCCGCCCTAGTCGTTGCCTCAGTCGTGATCGCAGATGCGCGGGTCGTCGCCTCAGTTGTAATCGCTGTCGCGTTGGCCGCCTCTGCCGTCATTGCGCGCGTCGTCTCGACTGCAATATCTGAAGTCATCGCCAGCGTTCCAGGAGCGCTCGGCAGCGTAAAGGTGAAATTCCCCAACTGCGCAAAGATGGTGTTGAAAACGCCTGTCGTGGTAATGCGCGGCATCTGATCAAAGCCAGAGCCGATAGCAGCGAACTCGCCGCGAACTACGGACGATA